CCCCTCCCAGCGGCGGAGAGTCGCCCCCCCGGCGGTCCAGTGCCGCCCAACCCTTCCAATACCCAAGAAACAAAAGGCGCGCGCGCGCGAGGCGGCGACCCTGAAGGGCCGCCTCGCGACGACGCACCTGCGGAACCCAACGCGGCCGAGGGTGAGCCCGAAGAAACAGCAGAGGACGTGCCGGCCGACGATCCGCCGGGCTTCCTCAATGCCGAGTGGAAGGCCTACCAAGAAGAGATCATTGCCGCCGTTGGCGAGGTCAAGTGGCGAAGCTGGCTGCTCGACGCGATCGTTATCGACCGCAAGGAAGTTGAGCGAGGCAACGAGACCGTGATCCTCCTCGAGCTTGGCGTTCACGACAAGTGGGCAGTCCATTGGATAGCGACGCAATTCCGCGATCAGATCCGGCAGGCAACGGGACTTGTGGTGAGGGGCGTGATCGACGGGCGCGCGATGGCTCGGCAAAAGGCCCGGCTCAAGCGCGAAGGGCAAGAGCGTGCAGAGGCGGCCGAGGCCGCAAAGAAGAGGGCGAGGAGGTCGGGCTAATGCGGGCGCTGCCTGGAACAGGTGAGGCGGAGGCCTGGTCGGCCGACGACGTCAAAGCGACACTGGTTGCCGCATTGCGAGCGATCATGGCGACGCCGCTAAACTCTCGCGACTACCCTCAATCTGTGCGCTCGACTTGGTCATGGCCGATGCTGCAGCAGGCCGGCGACTATGCCGACGAGCGCGCCAGGGTGTCGCGTGTGCGGCCGAACGCGACTCAGCTAAAGCAGGCGGAGCTCGCCTTGCCTTGGATGCTCTGGATTGAAAATGAGCGCGACCGTCGCGTTGTCGCCGCGCGCCTCTTCGGCGTCCCTTGGCGGCTGATCTGTGAATTCGACGGGCGGTCGAGGCAATGGCTTTCAACGGTTGTGGTGCCGGGTTGCTTCGATCTAATCGCCGAGCGGCTCAACGAAGATGCCGAGCTTGAACCGAATCGGTTTACAGAGTTGACAAGATTTGCTAGCTGAGTTGGGTATCGATGGAAGAGAGCGCCCGCGAGGAGACTCGCGCGGCGCTCTCGGCGTTTCTGCGGTCTCGAGATCGGAGGGTGTCATGCGCTGAGGACACGGGCGGGCCGGCCGTTGCCGGCGCGGCCCGCGGGTCCTTTCAGCGATCGCAGAAAGGTATGCGGGGCGGCAGCGCGATTCGTGCATGTCGCCCAAGTTTTTTGGGGGCGACCGGTTTTGATCTTGGTTTTTGTTGGAGGGCTGAGGCAGTGAGCGACGCAGCGACGGCCGAACACGACAAGTACCTCGTCAACCTGGGCCAGCTTGCCGACATTACGGGGATCAGCGAGACGTCGCTGCGGAAGTGGGTCCGGGCGCGCGACGACTTTCCGATCGAAAAGGGCGGCTCGCATGGCGTCCCATATGAGTTTGACGTGCGCCAGGTCAAGGCCTGGATCGATCGTCACGAGGCCGAGGCGCGCGCGGAGCGGGAAGCTGAGGCGGAGCGGTCGCGGCAACTGCGCCTCGAGCTCTTCGGTGACGACGGTCTTGTCGCCGAGGAACAACAGAAGCTCTCCGCCAGGGAAGAGCGGGAACTGATCCAGGCGCGGATAGAGGGCCTGAAGCTGGCGGAGCGGCAAGGGCAGATCCTCGTCAAGACCGAGGTCGAGCAGGCGGTTGCCGCCGCATTTTCGGCGTTGCGTGACGATCTGCTCGGCCTGGCCGACGCGCTTGCGGCCGAATTCAGCCTTTCCCGCGAGGCGCGTGTGCAGCTCGAGGAGCGGATCGGCAAGACCTTGCATCGCTTGGCGGATAACCTGGGATCGGCCGAAGGGCGCGAGGGGACGGAGCGGGCGGCCTGATGACACTTTCGGTTCTCTCGGAGATCGCGCCTATCGAGCCGGCCGCGGCCGTGGTCGCGCGCCAGGCGCAGCACCTTCGGCCGCGCGAGCGCGTGACGGTGAGCGAAGCGGCCGAGCGTCATCGCTGGATCCGTGACACGAGAGGCGCGCGCGTCCGGTGGACCTTCGATCGCGCGCCGCATATGCGCCGGCCGATGGATTGCCTCACGGATCCGAGGGTTCGCCTCGTCGCGGTTATGGGGCCGGCGCAATGCGGCAAGAGCGAAATCCCGAATAACTGGTTAGTTCATGCCGCGATCTATGCGGTCGGCAAGTTCGTTTGGCTGCAGGCCGACAAAGAGCTGATGAAAGCCTATGTCCGCGAGAAGATCTCAGAGGGCATGATTGATATCTCTCCGGATCTCAAGGCGCGGCAGCTTTCGGAGGTCGGCGCTGACAATATCCTGCGCAAGGCCTTTGAGGGCGGAATGGTGGTCAACTTCATTTGGCCGGTTGGGGCGCAGCTCCGGATGCGCTCGGCGCCAAACGTGGTGATCGACGATTTCGACGACGTGCCGGAAGATATCGGCGGACAGGGCAGCGCCCTTACCCTGATCGAGGGTCGGCAGACCGTGTACGAGGGCCGCGAAAAGGGCTTCGTCGGATCCTCGCCGGCGCGGGGCGCGCGCCGCGGGATCGAGGCGCTTGTTGCCAACGGTACAGACGAGCGCACGTTTGTCTTTTGCCCGCATTGTGGCGAGCCCTGGCCGATCCATATCGACCTGCTCGAATTCGAGCCCGGCACGCCGGCGGACGCCGAACGAACGGCGTTTGTTCGCTGCCCGGCGACCGGCTGCCAGATCTCGCCGCGGGAAAAGGGCGCTCTCCTGGCCTCCGGTGTCTGGGTCGGGGCGGATCAGACGATCACGCGCGACGGCGAGATCGTCGGCCCGGCCCGCGATACCGATATCGCCTCATTCAGGATCGACGGGCTGCAGGGGTTCAATTCCTGGGGTCGCCTCGCGCGGCTGAAACGTGAGGCGGATATCGCTTTCGAAACCGCCCAAGACGAGGACGCCCTGCGGGCCTTCTACAACGTCAAGGCCGGTCATAACTACAGGGCGCAGGGCGAGCTCGCGGAGCCGCTCGCCGACGAGGACCTTGCGGCGCGGATCGGCGAGGCCGAGCAAAGGCTCGGCGTCGTGCCGCCTGAGGCGGTGTGCCTGACCGCCGCGGTCGATATTCAGGGCAACCGCTTCGAGGTTCTGGTGCAGGCTTGGTTGCCGGCGCTGCAGTCTTACATCGTCGACCGCTTCGCGATTCTGGCGCTCGACGACGGCGAGACGGCAATAGACCCAGCTAATATGCCGGAACACTGGCACGTCTTGCTCGAGAAGGTTTTGCGGCGTCGCTATCCGATGGCGGGCGACCCCTCGCGCTCGATTGCGATCCTCAACACCGCGATCGATACCGGCGGGCAGGGCGCAAAAGACGGCGAGGGCGGCGTGACGGACAATGCCTGGCTTTTCTGGGCACATGCAATCGAGGCGAAGATCCCGGCGACGGCCATCACGATGATCAAGGGCGGCAACCAGCCAAAGGCGCGCACCCTGCCGCCGCCGACGATCGATCTCAAGCGCAAGGTTAAGCTCGACGGGCCGGATCCGGAGCTCTTCGTTCCGAACGTCAATCGCATGAAAACCGCGATCGATCACCGCTTGCGGCGCCGACTTCCTGGCCCCGGCTATATAGGCCTGCCGTCGGACTTGAGCGAGCAGCACCGCCAGGAGCTCACGGCCGAGGAGAAGGTCGAGGGGCTTTGGCACCAGAAGCCCGGCCGACGCAACGAGACCTTCGACGGGCTCGTCTACAGCTACACGGCGCTTGTGCGCCTGGCGGGCGGCGACTTCTCGCTCGCCTGGGTTCCGGCCTGGGCACGTTTCCAGGCGGCCCCCGCCGAGGTACGCGAACGGCGTTCGCGGGAGGGACAGCCTGCCGCGCGCCCGCAGCGCCGGGCCAGAGTTCGGAGGAGATAGGCGTAGTGGTAGGGATTACCTTGGCGCAGGCGCAAGCGCAGCTCGACGCTTGGGTTGCGGCTTCGACGGCCGTTGCACGGAATCAGGCCTACGAGATCGACGGCCGCAAGCTCACGCGTGCGGATGCTAGGACGATCCGCGAAAACATCGAGTGGTGGGATAAGAAGGTTAAGGAGCTCTCGCCCGCCGCCAGTCGCGCGACAGTGCGCCGCGGGGTGCCGCGGATATGACGAAAGCGAATCTCCTCGACCGCGCGATCGCCTATGTCTCGCCGCGCGCCGGCGCCGAGCGCGTGGCGCGGCGCGCGATGATGGAACGTATTGAGGCCTTCGGCGGGGGCGAGGGCCGCGCCTGGCGCGGTGGGGATCCCGGAAACCGCGCGCTGGCGTCGATCCGTGCGACGCGCGGAGACGCTAACCGCGACGATCTGCCGACGGCACAGCGGCTCCGCGAGAACGTGCGGGCGATCGACCGCAACTCCGCGATGGGCGGCGCGGTGATTGAGCGGACTGTCTCCTTTGCGGTGGGCACGGGCCTTCACGTCATCCCGCAAATCGATCGCGACTTTCTCGGCCTCAGGGACGATCAGGCCGAGGCCTTCGAGCAGGCGGCGTCGCGGGAGTTCAACCTCTGGGCAGAGAGCGAGTACTCCGACGCGGAGCACTCGATCCCCTTCGTCGAGCAACAGGATCTCGCGCTTACCTCCGTCATGGTGAGCGGGGACACGTTCGGCGTTTGGGAGAATCGGGCCGTTCCGGGCTGGCCTTATCTCTCTCGCTTGAGGCTCTATGAGGCCGATCAAATCAGCAATCCGAACCTACAGCCGGACGGGGCGGAGCTCGCGGCCGGCGCTGGAAAGGGCCACCGGGTTTTCGGCGGGATCGAGATCGACCGGAACGGCGCGCATACGGCGGTGCATATCCGCGATCGCCACCCGGGCGCGTTTCTCGGTGCCGGCAATAACGAATGGTCGCGGGTGCCGATGGTCGGCCCTTCGGGCCTGCGCCAGGTGCTCCACCTTTACCGCAAGCGCCGGCCGGGCTCGGTTCGCGGGCTGCCGTTGCTGGCGCCGGTCGTCGAGGAGCTGCAGCAACTCTCCGACTATACCAAAGCAGAGCTCTTCGCCGCGGTGATCTCCGCAATGATCGCCGTAGTTCACAAGGGCAAGCCGAATGAGAAGCTGCCGGCGCCCGGAGAAGAGGGCGGCACGGAGCTTGCCAACGAGGATCCGGGCTCGATCAACTTCGAGGCTGGCATGGTGCTTGACATTGATGCCGACGACGACGTCGAGGTGCCGAGCCTCGGCCGGCCCAACTCCGCCTTTGAACCGTTCTTTACGGCGATCGTGCGGCAGATCGGGGCGCGAACGGGGATCCCTTACGAACTGCTCATCATGCACTTTTCCGCCAGCTACTCGGCCAGCCGGGGGGCGCTCGAGGTCGCCTTTATCTATCTGATGCGCTGGCGCAAGTGGCTCGAGCGGCATCTTTGCGCGCCGGCCTATGGCCGCGTTATTGCCGAAGCGGTCGCCGCAGGCCGGCTCGATGCCCCCGGCTTCTTTGGCGATCCGCTCGTGCGGCGCGCCTGGTTGCAAGCGGTCTGGATTGGGCCGGCCAAGATCTCGCTCAATCCGAAGGTCGAGGCCGAGGCGGCGGCGATCGAGGAGGATCGGGCCTGGAAAACCTCGACCGAGATCACAGCCGAGCGCACCGGCGGGCAGTTTCACCGGAAGGTGCGGCAGCGCAGGGGCGAGGAACTGGCCCGCCGCGAGGCGGGGATCGCGCCCGCGCCGGCCAAGTCACCGCCGCCGGTGCCAAGAGACGATGGGGAAGACGAATGAAGATCTCCGCTTTTGACCTGGCGACGCAAGAGCTCTGGGCGTACCGCGACGACGAAGGCGACGGCCGGCATTTGGCGAAGCTCCTCGATATCGCGGCGCGCGAGCATGACGTCGACCTGCAGGCGGTGGAGGCGGTGCGCAGCCGGAAGCTCGAGAACACCGAGCGCGCGGGCATTCGTAAAGGCGTGGCAACGATACCCATCACCGGGCCAATCTTTCGCTATGCAAATCTTTTTACGCGTGTCAGTGGCGCAACGTCGATTGATGGCACCGCGCGCGACCTGCGCCAAGCGCTGGA